TTCTAAACTGTCTCAACAGCGTAAGAAAGCTGCAGCTAAAAAACGTAAAAAGGAAATTAATGCCGTATCTACAAAGTAGTATTCCGTACTTTAAGGCATGGGTACGAAGAGAATACACAAAAAATTTAGAAGACTATCACGGAGAGTTTTTACACGCCATGGTTGTTGCAGTAACCACAATGCCAAATAGAACACTTAGTTTCCAAGTGATTTTTACTGGCTGCGAATCTGACGATACAGATGATCCGAATGTTCATGGCGGAGCTATGTGGGCACGTATGCCACTCACTGCCCTCGTTGCGGATACTCCGTTAGAAGAATGGCCTACGGAACTGCCTCCGTATATGGCACAACCTTGGGATTGTATGTCCCATACTCATTCAGTTTACAAAATAGAACGCGCATCTCCTGCACCATGGATAGCTAAAGTTGATGGCGAGTTTTACCCTGCAAAATACTATTTTACTGTTGATTATACTGATAGTGAAGTTGCAGATGATCCCGCACAACACAAACAAAGTCATGTACTCGAGTTGTTAGACGCTGGAGAATATACTGGAAATATGGTAGCATTACCAAATAATCGGGTTCGTGTTACGCACCCTGCGTGGTTTGAAACAGGGCAAGGTGCTCCAGACTTCAAACCGAATCAACATTCCTACGGTTCAAAAGAAGATGTAGATTACGTTTGGGATACAGATAGAGTATTTAACAATTTGTATAAGGAGACTGACAATGATGAAACCTAAAGTACGACCTTCAAAAATGAAAAAGAAAAAAAGTGGCGCTCCTACAAAATCTTTGCGCCCTAGAGCACGTCCTGTAGACGATGGCGGCGCTGTAGCACGAGGAAATCGTGCGGCTATGCGAGAGGCTACAGACGCAGCTACACTTACTATGCCAGAAGGACAAAATATGAAAGCTGGTGGTATGGCTAAGAAAGGCTTCAAAGCTGGCGGCACCCCATACACCAAAACGAAAAAAGGCTTTAAAGCTGGCGGCAAAATGAAAAAAGGCTTCAAAGCTGGCGGTAAGTTAGAAATGGTTAAAAACAAACAGGGCAATACGGTTCCTTTTTACGCTGCTGACGGCAAAGGTAAAATGAAAGCTGGCGGTAAAGTTAAAAAAGGTTATGCCGCAGGTGGTAAAGCTAAAGGTGCAGCTAAAGGCGGTAAAGTAAGAGGGGCGGGCATTGCTCGTAAAGGTGTACGCCCTGCCAAGATGCTATGAACAAGAATCGTTCTGCACAATTAAGAGACCAGCTAGCGGGGTTGTCACCTGATGACGACATGTACCAAGTGTTGTTAGACGAGATAATGATGTTAGAAGGTAAAGGACCGTACGCCAAACCTAGAAAGTTTGGAGGCGGTGGTAAAGTTCGTGGGTATGGTAAAGCTCGCGGTGCTAAACCCTGTAAGATGAGGTGATAGTTCATGCGTAGATATTATAAATCAGGCGGAAAGATTTGTGCAAAGGGTAAATCATGGGCAAAACGTACTTTTGATACGTATCCTTCCGCGTATGCAAACATGGCAGCGTCTAAATACTGTAAAGATCCTAAGTATGGCAAAGGCAAAAAGGCGAAAAAGTAATGGGCGAGCTAAAGAAATGGCGAGACCAGCAATGGGTAAGGATTGGAACCGATGGTAAAGTCAAAGGCCCGTGCGGCACTTCAAAAGATAAAAAGAACCCTGACAGGTGTCTTCCAAAAGCTAAAGCAAATAGTCTTTCGAAAGACGAAAAAAGAAAAACCGCGCAAAAGAAAAAACGCGAAGGGAAAAAAGGCAAAACAGTAGTAAAGAATACAAAAGCTGCTACAGTAAAATTGTCCAATGGTGGATTAGCACGCCGTAAACGCTCTATTGCAAGAGGTTGTGGCGCGGTTATGGAGAATAAAAGAAAACAAACATTATATACGTAAGGGTAGGATATGGAAATTTTTCAAAATGGCAGGTTCTCTACGGGTGAACCAGTGTATCAAATTGGTACAAAGAATGCTGATGGTACATATGAAGTTAAAGTTTTTGATTTGATGACAAAGGCACAAGCCGAAGATAAAATGAAATCTATGGGAGTTAAAACAGAAACACCCAAACCCGCAGTTTCTACTAAAAAGTCAAAACCCAAGTACAATGATATGTCTAAATTAGAACTTGAAGCGCTTATGCGCGAAGAGGGAATAGAGTTAGATCGCCGTAAATCTAAAGCTAAACTTCTAGCAGAAGTAAAAGCACACTTTAAAGGTAAATAAATATGGCTACGTCGGGTACTACAGCGTTTAATATGGACTTCACGGAGATTGCTGAAGAAGCATGGGAACGTGCGGGTCGAGAAATGCGGTCTGGGTATGACCTCCGTACTGCTAGACGTTCTATGAATCTAATGACAATCGAATGGCAAAACCGTGGGATAAACTTGTGGACTATTGATGAAGGCACTGTAAGCCTTGCAAAAGATACTGCTACTTATAATTTACCCGCTGATACTATCGACTTACTTGAACAAGTTATACGCACAGGGAGTGGTACTACACAACAAGACCTCACAGTATCACGTATTAGTGTAAGTACTTTTGCTACTATCCCCAATAAGACTGATACTGGTAGACCGATTCAAGTGTTTATTGAACGTCTGCGAGATCAACCACGCATTACTGTATGGCCTGTTCCTAATTCTAACGATTATACGTTTGTGTATTGGCGGCTGCGCAGAATTGAAGACGCTGGCTCTGGTACTCAAACAGCGGATATGAATTTCCGCTTCCTCCCGTGTTTAGTAGCGGGGCTGGCGTACCATATTGCCATGAAAGTACCTGATTTAGCGCCTCGTGTAGATATGTTAAAAGCAGAGTACGAAGCTCAATTTGTTTTAGCGGCAGGAGAGGACCGAGAAAAAACTCCGTTTCGATTTGTACCTAATGTGATGAGGCCGTAATGGATCGTTTTGCATCTGCACGAAAAGCATTAGCAATATGTGATATTTGTGGGTTTTCCTACAAACTAAAAGAGTTACGCCCACTGTATGTAAAAGGAAACAATACAAATACACTTGCGTGCCCTACGTGTTGGAATCCCGACCACCCACAACTTAGTCTAGGAGAGTTTCCTGTAAATGATCCGCAGGCGCTTCGTAACCCTCGTCCAGACACCGCTGAACTTGTTGCGGTACGTAACGGACAATATGGTTTTAATCCTGTAGGACTAAACGATCCTTTTAACTTGCAAGATAATAACTTAATTGCAGACGGAGGGGTAGGAGTTGTAACTGTGACAATATCTGATTCTGGTAATAATATAACGGGAGTCAGCGCAAATGCTTTATTAGGCTCTGTTACAGTTAATCCCACTACAACTACTCCAAGCTTTGACAGCACAACAACGACTTTAGACTCTACTACAGACACATTCGACGAAGGATAAGACATGGCTTTACAAAGTGTAGGAATAGGAAGCAGCGCAAACGATGGAAATGGCGATACTCTTCGTGCAGGTGCAACTAAGATAAATGCAAACTTTACAGAAATATACGCAGCACTTGGGAACGGTTCAACTCTTACCGACATAATAGATGCCAACGGTGTTATAGATGTAAGCTCTGGTGCTAATAAAATTGTTTTCTACTACGGTGCTTTAAGTGACTTGCCAAGTGCATCGACATACCACGGCGCTGTAGCCCACGTTCATGCGACTGGGGGACTATATTTCGCGCACGGAGGAGTATGGATTCGAGTCAACGATGAGACAACTGGCCCCGTTACTAAGTACACAACAGGTACAAATGGGTCTTCTGCTTATACTTTTACTGGCCCCGGTGCTACATCCGGAGACAATCCAAATTTTACTTTCTACAAAGGTCATACCTATTTAATTGACAACACAGCTAACGTAGGAAGTCATCCTTTGCAGATAAGAACATCTAACGGTGGGTCTGCTTTTACAACGGGTGTAACAGATAATTATAACTCAACAACAGGATTGACACAATTTATTGTGCCTCACGAACCCTCCGATACATCTTTAGTGTATCAATGCACAAGTC